GAGGTGCCGGAGTGGTCGAACGGGGCGGTCTCGAAAACCGTTGACCCTGCAAGGGGTCCCAGGGTTCGAATCCCTGTCTCTCCGCCATTAGGCATTGATTTTGCGGGATATTATCCTGAAAGTTCAGAGCAACCCGCCTAAATGCCCGCCATGGTTTTTGCGCTTGGTTGCAACACATGGCGACAGGTTAGGCGCCCGACCTAAGCCGGGCGCGCGGGAATCATGCCTCAGCTCTCAGGGCCTGCCATTCGGCCAGCCGGTGCGCCTCGATTTGGTCCAGCTTCTCGCGGATCACAGACAACAGCGCATGCAGGGGCTCACGGTCCTTGCCGCGCAGCCCTTCGCAGTTCTCCAAGGTGCTATCCAGCGCCACCGCCAAGCCCTGCGTCTGCCCGATCATGATGTCGGTTTCCGCGAAGACCTTCTCAAACGCCGCCCGGGTCATGCCGCACCTTCCACGTCCGGAAGGTTCACGAAGTCGAGGCCATCGTTGACCTTGCCCGCCAGAAGAATAATCACGTCGAACAGTTCGCCCTCTGTTTTCCGGTCCAGCGCGCTCGCAGAGCGGATCTGTTGAAGCGCGGTCAGAAGGTCGACCAAGGCGCAAACAAGCGTCTGCTGCTCCTCGATATGCGCGATAAGGGCGGAGATGGGCGCCGCGCGCCCGGTGTTGGTGTTGGTCATGGTTTTGCTCACAGTTCGGCTTGCTAAGGCCATGCCAGCGACGGGCTGGCGCCGGGGTGTTAGCAACCTGCTGTGAGACAGGCGCGACGTTTTTCCGAAAATCGGTCTTGCATAGCGTCGCCACCCCGACATAAGCTGTCGGAACAACGACGCCGCCAAGCGTCGCGCACTTCGCCGCATCTTCCGCGCCAACGGAAGAAACCTCGCCAAAGGTCATGCGGCTATCACAGTCCGGGTTGCTAAGCCCACGGTCACGCTACACCACATTCGCCGAAAATCAAGCGCGCCCTTCGGGGCCGCGATTTTCGCGTTGCCGGTCCAACCTGCAATGCAGGTCCAACCTCCAACGGAGGTCCAACCCCCAATGGGGGTCCAACCGCCAATGGCGGACGAACCCCGCCCCATGTTCACGCCAAGCCCGAGAACCCTAGGCGGTGAAAATCGCCGCGGCTGGACGAACCCCGACGCCCCCCGCTGGGGGATGTCGCAGGGGGCCCCGATCTAGGGCCCCGCCGGACGTTTGGAAGTGGATCTCGCCTACAACGGTCTCCACGGCGGGAATTCCCTCCACAGTATGGAGGGGCCCTGATTTAGGGCCCCCGGGGGTGCGTGATTCCCGCACCCCACATCCGACGCCATTCGTCGGATCTTGAGGGTGCTACTTTCCCGCACCCTGCCGCAGGGGGTCGCGTTTCCCGACGCCCCCACAGGGGCAAACCTGCCCCACGGTCAGGCTAAAGGGTGTCGGTTGAAGCGATACCCCAACTTTGGGGTGTCCTCAGGATCGAAGGCGCAACGCCCCCAAGGCTGGGGCGGTCCAGATCTGGGCATACCCCCCGCAAGGTATGGCCATGATGGCCACACCCCGGGCAAAGGTGTTTGTGTGATCCAAATGCCCGCGCGCAGGGGGGGTGAACGAATCGTTCAGCCTAGAAACGCATCGAAGGCAGCGGCGCTCAGGGGCGCCACGGGGGCGCCCTTGTCGGTCCGCTTGTAGAAGTCCCGCAGCCAGACTTGATCCATGGCGGTCAGGATCTGGACGTGGTGCGGTTCAAGCGGCTCGCGCATCAGCTGCGCCCACGCGAGGATCTCGGGATAGCTTATCGGGTTCGGCCCGCCCGGCCCGCAGCTTCGGGCGCGGGAAAGGGCCATGAAGCCGTTCCAGAGCGGCGAGGAACCTTCGGGGGCCATCGGTCGGCCCCCGGCAAGGTGCGCTTCCAGAGCGGCGCAGAGGCGGTCCTGCTGGCGCGTCATACCAGCGCCCCACGCGATTTCAGTTGATGGAGCCAGCCTTGGAGCTGGCGCCGCGTGGCATCCTGCGCCAGAGCCGATCCTTGATGCGCAGCCATGACGCCCATTTTCTGGACATAGGCCTTCACGTTGCCTTCACCGTCGACCGTCACGCCGATGTCGCCTTTCAGGTTGAGGTTGAGCGGCCCCTGCGCCTGCGCGGACCGGCTCAAGGCGGCCTGCGCCTGCGGCACGTTGAGCACGCCCCCAGACTGCGACGGCACGAAGACTTCCGCCCGGGGCGTGTTCTCATTGACCAGATAGGCGGCGCCCTCGTTCACCGGCCCGCCCCCGGCCCGGGCACCGGACAGAAGCCCGCCAAGGACGCCGAACAGGCCGCCCCCGCCGCCGGTCGCCGCCGCGTTCTGGAAGAGCTTCATGGTCTGGATCCGCGCGATCTCCGCCACAAGCTGCAGCACCGCATCCTTGGCGGACATGGAACCGTCGAGGATGTTCATGAACAGGTTCGACATGGCGTCCGCGCCGCGTTCCGCGTTGGCCTGCAGCATCTGCAGCCGGTCGGCATTCTCTTCCGCCGCCAGCGCCGCGTTCATGTAGGCCATGGCCTGCGCGTCAATCTCGGCGGTCAGCTGGGGGGTGATTTCGCGCCCGGCCTGTTGCGCCGCGTGCAGCAGCTCCGCCCGCTTGCGCGCGTATTCCATCGCGTCGCCAAGCTCGGTGCCATACTGCGCGGCCACGGCCAGCGATACCGATTCCGCCTCAAGTCGCCCGATTTCTTCGCGGGTCGCGGCGAGGGCTTCCTGCCATTCGTCAAGATCGGGCTCTTTCGATCCGCCACCGCCGCCGCCGCCGCGCGGCGCTGGATCTTTGCCGAAGGAATCCACGCCGGGCATGCGCGGGCGCAGCGACGTTGCCGGGGCGCGGAAGACGCGCTGCCCGTTCGGCAGGACCGCATCCACCGGCGCGGACGGGGCCTGCGTCTGGCCCAAGGGCTCAGGGCCTGCAGGGGGGGGCGGGGTAAGCTGGCTGGCCTCCTGCCGGGCGCGGGCCCACGCTGCCGCAACGGCATTGATTGCGGCAATCACGCCACCGAAGCGTTGCCGGTCGGCTTCTTGCATGGTGTCGATCATGGCGCGGGCCTGATCTATCGCGCCCTCGATGGCAACGCCCATGTCGTCAAAGCTGGCCTCGCCTTCGTCATAGTCGGCCACGGCCTCCCCGATGGCGCGCAGCGCGTCCCCCAGCTCGCCCGCATCCTCGATATTGCCGCGCAGCAGCGCCCGCAGCTGATCGTTGGGCACGTCGCCGAACGCGCTGGCGATGACCGCGTTAAGCTCCTCGAAGATGCGCAGCTCTTCCTCGGCAAGCTCCGCAAGCTGCCGGTCGCTGGCCTGCTCTTCCCGCCACTCCCGCAGTCGCTCAAGCATTTCTACCACCTCTTCGGCGAGGGGCAGCAGACCTTGCTTAACCGCAGAGCCAATCGTTGCGGTCACGCGCGCGAATTCCGCGTCAAGCTGCGCCGCCTTGGCGATGGCCTCTTCATCCATCACGGTCCCGAATTGGTGCGCCTGATCGCGCATGCGCCGGAGGCCGTCTTCCCCGTAGGTGATAAGCTCCACGAACCGCTCACCGGCGCTGCCGCCGAAGACTTCATCGGCGATCCGGATTTGTGCCGCGGAGTCGAGCTGCTCCATGCGCCCGATGATGTCCAATAGCAGTTCATCGGGTTCCTCCAGCCGGGTCTTCAGATCGCTGGCGCCATAGCCCAGCCGCCGGAACGCCTCTTCCGCCGGTCCCGCGCCGGTCTCGATGAATTCATCGGCACGCAAGGAAAGCTCCTTGAGCCCGTCAATCATCGCGTCCACCTCAATGCGGGTTTGATCCGACACGAATTTCAGCTCCTGAAACGCGGTCACGCTCACGCCCGCGCGCCGTGCCTCGCGGTCGATGTCGGCCATGGCGCGCACGGCTTGGCTCGCGCCGCCAGTGACAATCGCCGTCATGGCCGCAATCGCACTTCCCACGCGCGCAACCGGGAAGGCTTTTGCAAAGGTGCCGATGCGCGAGGATGTCGCGGCGAGGGCCTGATTGATCCGGCTTGTTGACCGGATCATGTCCTGTTCCATCGCCGTGGTGGCCTGCCGGGAATCGCGCCGCAGGCCCTGAAAGGACTGCGTGCCGCGCCGCTCGGCCTTGAGCATGTTCTTCTCAAAATCCCGGATCCGCGCCTCAAGCGCCACGATCAACCGCTCTTCGTCCATGTCGCTCTCCTATGCCGTCCACATGTCATCCGTGAACCATTCCGCGCTGGTGGTCATGGCGCCCTCATCAGCGGCGCAGCGCGCAACGGCCATCGCCGCCGCCACCGCGCCGTCGATCTTGTCCTTGCTCTTTCCCTTGTGTAACGCCCGGTTCCCGGCGCTGTCGGTGCGCACCTCGATGTTGGCGAAGTTCCACCGCAAGACGGGGTGCCCGCCGTGCCGGAACCGGCGCCCGATGATGGCGCGCTCCAGCTCCTTGACCGCAGGGGCCATGGATACCCAGCCCTGCCGAAACTCCACCGCCGGGAATCCATCCTCCAACAGGTCGTTCAGCATGTTGCGGGCAAGGTGCGGGTCAAAGGCGATTTCCTGCACATTGAACCGGGCGCACAGCTCGCGCACCTGATCCTCCACCGCGCGGAAGTCCACCACGTTACCGGGGGTCGGGGTGATGAAGCCCGCCTCGGCCCATGTCACATAGGGCACCTGCGCCACGTCCTGCCGGGCGGCGAGGTTGTCTTCGGGGCAGAAGAAAAACGGCACCACCTGATAGCCCTCTTCGCCGTCCCGGAAGCATGCGACAATCACCGTCAGGTCGCTGTTGCTGGACAGGTCCACCGCCAGCCAGCAAGGCGCCTGCGATGCCTCCAACGCGTCCAGATCCACCGGCGCCGCGCCTTCGTCATAGATGCCCATATCGACAAACGGATCGGTCGCGTGGTCGAGCCAGATATTGAGGTTGAGCTGCCGGAATGCCTCACGGTCGCCGATGCGCCGCGATCCTTCCAGCGCCAGCTGCCGCAGCCCGGCAATGTCGGGGTATCCATGGCGCAGCCCCGGGTTGACGCGGAACCAAACTTCTTCGTCCTGCCAGTCGCAATCCCGCTCCGCCTCGAACAGGACAGGCAGAATGGACGGGTCGACCACCTCGCCCCGCGCGATCTTGCGCGCATCGTCCACGATTGACCACGCGATGTTTTCCTGACCGCGCCCCGCCGTAGTCGCCACCACCAGCAGAGATCCCGGGGTCTTCACCAGACCGGATCTCAGAACGTCCCACAGCTCGCGCTTCTTCCAAGCGTGCAATTCGTCGGCCAGCACGAAGACCGGAGTCCGCCCGTGCTGCGTGCCCGCGTCGGCGCTGATCGCCTCGCAGAAGCTCCGCAACTTGGGATAGGTGATGCGGTTGCGGTAATCCAGGGTGCGGATATGGGGCGCGATCTTCGGGTGCGCCGTCAGCAGGCCGCGCAGCTCTTCGTAAGCGATGCGGCTCTGTTTTCGATCCGACGCGGACGTGATGACTTCCCCGCCCGGCACCGCCTCGGGCCCGACCGTGTGAAGCGCCTCCAGTCCAGCCGCAAGCGAAGTCTTCCGGTTCCCGCGCGGAACAAGGATCACCACCGTCTTAACGATCCGGGATCCGTCTTCGTGGCGCGGGCCATAGATGCGGCGAACGATCCGCTCTTGCCACGGGTCGAGCTGGAAGGCCTTGCCGCTCTTCGGGTGGCGCAGCATGCGCAGAAACTTGACGGCCCGTTCCCCGAAGCCCAGCGGGTCGGCGATCTCTGATCCGTCATAGATCCAATCAGGAAATGTTGAGCGGGTCATCGCCTTCCTCGGGGTTGTCGTTTCGGATCGCGGGCCGGGAACGCGAGACAGGGGTAAGGCCCAGCTCCGCCGCCAGAAGCCGCGCGGAGGCCATGGCCTTGTCCTGCATCCGGGCCAGCTTGAGGATCAGCTCCGGATCGGCGGTGTTCTGGATCCCGGCTTCCATGTCGCGCACGCGCCCGATGCAAATGCAGTAGTTTTCCAGCCCGCCAAGATCGGCCTCGGTCAAGATGCGCCGTTCGGTCAGCACCGGCATGACGCGATCCCATTCCTTCCGGGCGCTCTCCGCCAGCCATTCGGGCGGCATAACGTGATCCATGGTCACGTTTTCCTCGCGCAGATGCGGCTTGGTGCCCTTCATGGCGCGGCCAGTCTGCAGCGGATTTCCAGCCCCCGGCGCCGCCCGATCGGCACAAGCCGGTCGATGTCATAAGCGCCGCCGTCGAAGCTCACGCGGTCTTCATCGGTGATGCCGTCGAGGTGGCGTGTGCGGAACACCAGTGTCGTTTCGCTGGTGTCACCCGCGTTGCGCAGAAACTCTTCGGTGCCCTGTTCCACGATTTCAGCGCGCAGGGTGGCCACCTTTTCCCATGTCTGCAGCGGGGTGCCCGCCGGGCTTATGGTGGCGCTGGCGCGCTGGATCTCGATAACATGCACCATCTTACCGGCCCGCATCATCCGCTCACCTCCACGGCCAAGCATTCCACCACCAGCACGCCATGCGATGTATGCCCGTCCGGGTCGGACATGGTGCGGGCGCTGGACACGCGCCAGTCGGCGCAATGATAGTCCGGGCCCAGGTCAAGCCGTTCGGCGCGGATCGCGGCGCGGATCGCGGCCAAGATCAGCTTGACGCCCTCGCGCGAGGTCTCGGTTTTCCAGACATGCACGGTATGGAAGACACGTTCCCGGCGCCGGTCGATGCTGTCGCCTTCATCCACCACCTGCGACTCGCCAAGGACGATGCCGGGGCGCGGCGCCGGGCTCGCGTTGCGGTCAAGAATGCTGGTGGCCGGCACAAGCGCGGTGACGGCAGAGGTGGTCACCAGCCGGGCGCGGATCGCGGTCTGCACAGCAAGATCGGCGGACATTACTTCGCCTCCCTGATCGCCTTGGCCAGCACGCGCTTGATGCGGTTTTCGGCCCGCTTGCGCGCGAGGCGGAAGCCCGGCCAGAAGAAAGGCTGCGCCGGGTGATGGCTGGTCCCGTATTCCTGCAGATGCGGGTATCGCACATCACTGTTGCCCGCCGTGATCGCCACTTGGTTCTCGGGCACGATATGCGAGCCGCCGGGTTGCGAATAAGGCGGGGTGATGTCGCCTGCCGGGGTCACAGCGATAGAGCCCTTGAGGTCGCCTTCGTCTTCCGGCGCCAGCGCCTCGATGGCCTGCGCCACCTCATAGCCGCCCTGCAGAAGCGCCGGGGCGGCGGCGGCCTTGCCCGCCTTGACCATCGCCCGCATGCGCCGCTGGAAGCTGCCAAGCCCGCCGTCATCTGCCATCAGAAGGTATACTCCCGGTATTCGGCCACGATCTCGCGCACGCCGAAGGGCACCTCCCGGGCGCCTTCCCCGGCGGCCTCGCGCTGCTCATACCACCACGCGGCAAGCTGGCTCACGGCCTCGATCAGCGCGGGCGGGATTTCGTCCTGATCCGCGCCCCCGAAGGTTTCCTCGATCTTGAAGCCAAGGAGGCGTTCGACGTGGTTCTGCGCGGCGGCGAGCTTGCGCTGCAGCAGGGCATCATCCACGTCGCCCATGTCATCGGTGAAGCTCAGTTGCTCCTTGAGCTGGTCAAGGGTCAGGATCGCCATGGCTCAGATTTCCAGCCATGCGCGGATCTCCAAGCGCGGCGGCAGCCGCCCGGAGAGTGTGAGCTGTTCGTGGCTGAATTCGATGTCCAACCGGATCCCGGCCCGGCATGCCCGGTTCATTGCGTGGTTGAGATCCATCGCGGCCTGCTTCACGCTCACGGCAAGCTGTTCGAGCTGTTCGTGCTGATCTTCGGGCATCAGGAACCTGCCGCCGCCGCAACGCGGACGATGTTGGAGTTGATCCACAGTGATGCATTGAGCTTGACCACGTTGTTCGCCGCGTCGAGCTGTTCGCCGATGCTGCCCACCATCGCGGCAAAGAGCCGCTCGGAAGGCGTGCCGTCGGTCGGCGCGTCATTGAAGACCAGCCGGAAAGCATAGTTGCTGTCGGTCTTTTCCGCAGCGACAAGGGCGAGCTGGCCCGCGTCGGCATAGTCCAGCCCGAACACAAGATCCATGCCGCCCGCGCTGCGCTGGCCTTTGAAGCGCCGCGTGCGGCGGGACAGGATGTCGTCAAACGCGATTTCCTGCGCGCTGTCGCCCGCAGAGCCCAGCGACTCCGGATGCTTGATGACGGTCCATGTCTGGCTGGTGAAGTCGGACGCCTGCAGATCGACGCCGGTTACGGTGATGGCGCTGCCGATATAGAGCGCGGCGCCAGCCGTTGCGAAAATGGGCATTGTCAGTTCCTCTTGGTGCTGCGCCGCTCCAGTCGTTGCTTGGCGCTGTTGTGGTGATGGGCGCAAAGGCCCTGCCAATTCTTCGGGTCATCGCGCAGCGCGGGGTCGCCCTTGTGCGCAATGATGTGGTCGACGTGGCGGGCCTGTTCCTCGCAGCCCGGCCACTTGCAGAAGCGGTTCTCGCGCCGGGCAAGGAACGCCTTGGCGGCCCGTTCCCATGTCCCGCCGTATCCCCGCTGGCTGCTGTTCCCGCGCTTCGCGTCGTGGCGCTTGTCGCGCTCCGCCTTGCGCCGGGCCTCGCATTCGCAGCGGGCGCCCGGGTCAACCCGGCGGCCACAACCGCAGATGCGAGGCCCGCGCGACGGCATCAGGCCACGGGCCGGTCGAGGGGGTCGAGGATCGCCACGGCACCGGCGGCGATGGACGTTCCGCCCGCTGTCGTCAGCGCGAGGCGGACATACCGCTTGAAGCCGCGATACCCCAGCCGGTAGGCGCTGGACGCCTCCAGCGTGGCGGGGGCGTTGCTGTCGACCACATCGGCGCTCGCGTCGGTGAAGTCGCCGGTCTCGGTCGTGTCGGATTCCTGCACCTTCACGCCGAAGTCACCGGCGGAGACGATAGCGCCGGTATTGACGATGAAGGCCACGCCCTTCGCGTTCAGAAGATCGATGGCGGGACCGACGCCCGCAGCGGTCTTGACCGCCGGGACAAGCGCCAGAGCGGCGCTGATGTTGGAATAAAGATCGCGCATGTCAGGGGCTCCTTACGACACGGCCATTTTCAGCTTGCGGAATTTGGCGGGCTGCAGAACGCGGGCACCGACGCGGCGGGTCGCGTGGATCCGGGTCTGCCCCGTCGATGCCAGCAGATAGGGGTTGACCAGAATGGACAGGGCCAGCCGGTCGACGATGCGATAGCCCGACCAGTCGCCGTAGATGATCGGATAGGCGCCCGACGCGATGTCGGGCATATCGACCATTTCGACCACGGGGCGGCCAAGGAGAGTCTCGGGTTGGCCCGCCTGATAGGACGGCTGCCACAGGAACCGGCCATCGCCGTCCTTGAGCTTGCGGATTGCCGCCAGCGTGTTGCCGTTCATCGCCCACGCGCCGCGCCCGCGATAGGTGGCGGGCAGCGCGTAAAGCAGGGTAATCAGCGGATCAGCGGCGAGAACCGTGGCGTGACCGTTCACGGTCTCGGCGATGCCGGAGGCGGTCATGATGCCCTGCGGCGCCAGCGCGCCATCGCCGGAGACGAAGGCCAGCCCCTCCTTCTGCCCGAAGTCTTCGGCCAGCGCGAGGCGCACTTCGGCCTCGGCCTGACCGGCGCTGTCGGCGAGAAGCGAATTGGAAATGTCGACATGCGTGGTCATTTCCTTGATGACCACTTCGGCCTGACCGAAGTCCGGCTCGGAACCTTCGGAGGCCTGCGTCTCGCCCTTCCATTTCGCGTTGGTCACGCCGTTGCGGGCCGGATAGATGACCGAAGGCGAGCCGGTCGCGCGCACCGATGCGAAATTGCGCACCGGGCTGAATTCGATCAGGTCGCGGATAAATTCGGAAGACATTTCCGCAGGCGCCAGATAGCCGCCCTGCGGATCGCTGGAAACCGTCAGCGCCTTGATCTCATCCGCCGGGGCATTGTTGCCAAGGCGGAGATAGGTGGCGAAGCCCTTCTTTTCGAGCTGCGCCGCTTCGTCCGGATCGCCGCCGCCGTCGCCCTTGGCCCGGTTGCCCTTGGCCTCGATCTTGTCGAGCCGGTCCTGCAGCTTCTTGCGGTCTTCGTCCTGCGCCTGCAGGCGCTGGTCAATCGTCGCGGTCAGGTCGCCGATTGCTTTGGTCACGATGTCGGCAGGATCGTCTCCGCCGCCATCCTTGAGGGTCAGGGCCGTGCTGCCGCGCAGCTCGGTCTTCGTAAGATGTCGCATGGATTACCTCTTTGCGAGCTGCGCCGTGGCGCGTTGAAGGATTGCCGCGAGGCGCAGGGCC